GCAGCCTTGCGCATGGCGATCTCGTCGGCAGTATATTTCGCCGTGCCCGGCACAGCAGAGGTCCCGGTGCCGGATGCGGGCGCGGGTTCCGCTGCCGCCGTGCCGAACAGGTATGAGTCGCTTTTCTGCACGGCTGCGATGGCTGCCGCGATGTCCGCGTCCTGATTTTTACTGGACCGCAGAGCGTCAAGATCCAGAGCGCCGCGCGCCAGTTTCGGGTTGTGCGCTTTTGCGTCTGCCAGCGCCTTGTCGATCTTCGCATCGAATGCAGCGGCCGCCAGTTTTTCGTCCCGGTCCTTTTCCGCCGCCTCCGCGCGCTGCTTGTAGTCCGCGATCTGCGCCTTTACCTGCTCCGCGTCCAGCCCTTCAAACTTACCGATGGCTTCGTTTGCAGCGTTCAGCTGCTCCTGCAGGCCGTCGGCACGCGCCGAAGCTGCGTCCAGGTCCGCCTTTGGAGCGTACAGCTCGTTGATCTTCGCCTCCAGCTTTTCTTCCAGCTCCCCGGTGTAGGCGTCGCCAAGAAGCTCTTTGGCAAATTCCAATGCCATGTCGTCAGTCTCCTTCCTTTTAGATACAATATATATATTGGGGCATAACAAAAGGACCCCCGTGAAGGGGTCCTTGCCGTGCGCTCCACAGCCTCCACGTCCGACAATATACCGCGTTTCAGGCCGATGATATTCTCACACGCCTTTAAAT